GCTGAGACGCCGTAATGTAGTGATAAGTAGCCATTTTAATGTCCTATGCGAGGAATCGGAGCTTGTACAGGGTCGACAAATTATGCGAGGAATCGGAGCTTGTACAGGGTAGACAAATACTGCCCAATAATCTCGTCGATGATGTTTTGGATGGCAGTATCGGTTTCTTCACAAACCTTGTAGCGGTTTGCCTCGATCTCAGCGAGTTGGTCTTGCAAAAACTCGATGACGTTGCTGGTTTTCTTAGCAGACATCAACGAAATAGGGCCAATCAAGCCATGACGGCCTTGATAAGCCTCTGCAAACTTGTCAGCGAGGTCGACAATTGCGTCGTAAAACTCGTTCAACGCGACGTGCTTGGCGTATGAGCGGGTATTGAGATGCACGCTATGCGTAACATCCCGCGCCAAAAAGAATAAACCTACAAAATCTGCCGGTTTCATTGCATACCCTCGCCCATTTCGGGCATTTCACCCATCACGTTCATGTCACGCTCGGGCATTGCGCCCACGATGTCGCCTGTAGCGACCGCTGCGTGGATTGTACCTCGAACGATGTCTTGGATTTGTTCTTCATTCATGCCGGCCTGCACGGCAGCAATACGGCGAGTCTCGGCTTCGTACGCCTTGATGTTGGCTTCGTACGCCTTGATCTCGTTCTGCTGCGCCTCGATGGACTGATGCACCGCTTGAAGCATCTGGTGCATTTGATCCATCTCTGCCGACATGGCTTGAATCTGCTGATTGGCCGCCTGTAGCGCCGGGTCTTCCTCGTCCGCCAACAGTTTCGGGTCAATCATCTTAGACAGGCGCTTGCTGATCTCTTGAGCGCCCGGCCAATCCATGTTCTTGACGAACAGGTCGCCTGCCACCTGCCAGAGCTGCGGGTTGCCCTGCAACAACTGGCCCATAGCCTCCATCGACTCTTGACGCTTGGTCATGTACGACGGGCCGGTGGTCACGCACACGTCGTATTTACCGACGGACGGGTTGTAGACCTTTTCAATCACAACGCCAGCCTGGTCGGTAATCTTGCGAACCGGCTCCGGTTGAGTCGGGTCGATTTTGACCGTGCTGATTTCGCCGTCAATGCCGATGATGCGAGCGATGCGCTGCGTGTCGTAAATCTTTGGGATAAGGTCAACGAGTTGACGCGTGGAATAGCGAATGGCGCGAGCCAGGTTGTCTACAAAATGATATGTGCCTGTGTCGCCTTGCTTTTCACGCGCCAGAATGGCTCGACCCGAACGCTCGTTAGACGTGGCGCCTAGGCTGGAGTCATATTGACCCGTTGTCGATTTAATGTCATCCGACGCGCCCATTTTGGCTTGAATCAAGCCGGTTTGGGCAAGCGGAGGCGGCGCGCGCTGCGGTAGCGGCAACGTGTTGCCGGCGCCATCCGTTACGTCGGGATTGACCTCCAAATACGGCCAGTTGGTCGTATTAGCAGTCTTCCACTGCTGCTCGTAACCCTCAAACTGACCGCCGTAACCAATGAACGGAGCCTTGGGCGCAAGAGCAAGCATTTCTGCTTCCTGCGACACCCAATAGTTGTACATACGCTGGGCGTCCTTGGCGTTACGCACAAGGCCAGAGATGTACACCTGCCCGTCGACTTCAAACTCGTTACCAATGACGCGAATGACGGGAATAAACCGACCCGCCCAATCGCGCTCCTCAAGCACTTCGTAACCGTTCGTCTTCATCCACTTAACTTTGCGGACATCGACTTCACGGGTACGGATCGGCTCCATGCCAACCATTTCAAACTGCTTGGCTTCCGGCGAGCCTTCAAAGGCCGTCTGGTTGCCGGGATACAGGTTCAGCGTCTGCTTTTCATGCTGAACGTAGAAGTATTCAGCAATGCGGACGGTGTTTTCGTCAATCCACTGGGAAATGGACGAATCGCCCACGCCCTGCGCCATAATCGAGGAAATCGGCTGCGCGTCGGGGAACATCCGCTCGTATTCTTCGCGCGGGATGTCCTCGGTAATAAAGCACCACTCGGCATCCTCACCGCACGGGTCTTGGATGGTGGGGTCCATGTAGACGCTAAACGAGTTACGGATACGCGCGATACGCACGTCCTGGTCGAACGTGTTGTCGTCGCAATACTCAGTGAGCAGGCGGAAGTACCCTTCGCCGTATGTCACTTGGTTTTCGCAAGCCGTGTCGTAGGCTACGTCGGCGTTCGAGATGTACTCGATGTGCCGCACCATGCCGTCGAAGATTTCGCCCACTTCAACGTCGGCGGCGTCGTCGACCGGAATAACCTTACCCGCAGGGCGGTTCTGGCGCTGATCGTTAGTCACCTGCCGGACGTGCTGCGGGAGCTTGTTGATCGTGAGGCACGGGCGCGCATTAATCGTCTGACCCTGCACTGAGCCACGAGTGGCAAGCACGTCCGCCGGCCATTGCCACTGATTGTCGGGAGAACCTGCCATAAAGCGCAGGTCGTCCAGTTCGTCTTCTCGACTGTCCGAATATGCCCCCAAGGCCATCGTCAAACGGTGACGAGCCTGCGCCAGAATATCGGCAGGGTCTTTGCCCCCACGCCTAGTGGGCGTGTTAGCAACCTTTGCCGCGCCTGCTATGCCTGTGGGGTCTTTTGCCATGACTTACTTGGACAGTTTACGCGCGATTTCGCGCACGTTCAGTTTTGCGGGGATCGTGCCGTGCAAATCCTTGTGATTCGTCGGCTTGTTACGGTCACCCATGCCGCCGTTGCTGACCTTCGGCTCGCGGGCATTTAGTTTCTTGATCGGGTCAATCGTCTTCATTTGCGTTTACCTTTTTTTGCTGCTGCCTTTCGCTTTACGCTGTACGCGATTGCGACTGCCTGTTTGACCGGCTTGCCGGCCTTTACTTCCGCTCCGACGTTTTTTCGGAACGCTGACTTGCTCGATGACTTCACCAGAGGCATTACTTACGTCCTCGCTTTTTGGCAGTCCGAGCAGAAGCACGAAACGCTTTAGCCGTAGGAGCGCCCTTTGAACCAGGTTTACGCATTTTCTCGCCGCTTCCCGCAGCGATTCGCGCACGCTTTGCATGGATATTGTCATATAGCCCTCGTTTAGCCGCCATCACGCTACCCTTTTCAAAAAACGCCCCGTTTTGAGGTCGTGTTGCAACGGGTTAACGATAGCCGGATGAAACTTGGCGTGTTCACGGTAATGCATAACACGCAAGTTTTCTACGCGATTATCTGAATGAACACCGTTTATGTGGTCAACTTGCTCGCCTTTTTCCAACGGCTTGATAAACGCATCAGCAACTAAACGATGAACTAAAACTGCTTTGCCTGGCACGTCCCTTGTGCTTCCATTTCTCAGATGAACTTCGACATACGGCAACGTGCGGTTAACCTTGGTTTTAATATGCAACTTCATAATTCGTTCGGGCATCCAAGTTTGGCCGTTACGTTTCGTGCGCCTAAATCGAGCTACCGACTTTACTCGCCCTAACGTGCTAACTTGATATCGGCCTTCATACCCCCTTACATCAGCCCAAATTTCAGCTGCATTTCCATCTACGCATTGACGCTCTAGCACGGCTACCTCGCGGACTCTTTTTTGCGATGGGAGCCATTCTAGCACAAAAGGACTTTTTCCTTCCGGCGTCGGCTTTCGTCTTAGGGTTTGGCGCAGGTGCCTTGAGTTTCGATCCGGTCGCGCGATTGTATTTAGCGCGTCCCTTGGCGGTGAGTCCGGCTCCCGATTTCGTCGAGAGCTTCTCTCCGCGCTTGACCGACAGTGACACAGACTTTGCCATTACGACCCCATCCACGAAGTAAGCACGCCAGACTGTGTGTACGGTCGGCGCACTTCCGCTTGCCTATATTCGCGCGAGGCCACAGGAAATGCAAATGTGATAGCAATAGCGTCGGCAGCGTCGGGCGAGGCCAGCCCTCGGGCTTTCATTTCTTTCTTGCCTTCAAGCTGCACGGCGCCCATCGAGTCAAACTTGTAGTGCGGCCCGCAGAGGTCGGACTTCAGCACCCGGTCTTGCGGGATGCTGGCATCCTTGAGCCATTCGCGCATCGCGCCCCAGAGTTCAGCGCGTTTGTTTTTCCACATGATGGGGTTCTTGGCTTTCCAGCCGAAGTTCACCCCACGGACTTCCTTGTATCGCTGTTCTTTCAGTCGGTCCAGGATGCCGTAGCCCAAACCGCCTTCGTCGATTACGGCCAGCACCGGACGGTACTTCTCGATGTTTTCGATGACGCGACCGACGATTTCCATTGTGTCCTCGCCTTTATAGCGGTGGATCGCAACGATGTCGCGTCCTTGGCGCACGGCGATTACGGTAGAGTCCGCACCACCACGGGCGGGGTCGATTCCAATAACGATAGGAGCAGTTTCATCTTTATATCGCGGGCGAACCATCGCGGCGTCCACAACAGTAGGCGATATGAACTGCTCATCACCATCCGACGGAAATTCGCCATAAACCTCTACCTTGGCTTGGACGGAATCGGGGCCGTATTCGTCGATAATCTGCTCGTAGACCGCCTTATCGGTGTCTTCCACGCTGCGGGCGTCGATGTTTTGGGTACGCCAGAAAGCACGTTTCCCGTGGAACGTTTCGAAAAAGTACCCCTCGTTACGGCGTGGGTTACTGAAAGCAAACCAGAAGCGGTTAGGGGTGTTTTCCGTAAAGAAGCCGGCGGTCACTGACCAAATAGGGTCGGGGATACCGGAGGCTTCGTCAAAGATCACCAGCACGCCGTCGTGGTTGTGGACACCGGCATACGAGTCGGGGTTCTCCTCCGACCACAGGCGACCTTCGACCGACCAGTAGCGGGTACCTTTCTTGAGGTCGCGCTCGACGAGCTCTGCGAGCCACTTAGCCGGCATAACGCGGGTCGCGGAGATTTCAAACCAATGGGAGTTCATCAAAAGTGCCGCCCACTTGGTGATTTCTGCCCATGTCACCGAGCGCAGCTGGGCTTCCGAGTTAGCCGATACGATGGTGGTCGAGCCTATGCGGGTCGAGAGCATCCACAGGATTAGCCAGGAGACTAGGGCGGACTTGCCGATACCGCGACCGGACGACGTAGCCATCCGCAGGACTTCGTAGGCGGTAGCCTGTTTATTGGCAGCAATATGTTCTGCAATGTCACGCAGTATCTTGCGTTGCCATTTGCGGGGGCCGTGGAAGTGTTCAAGGGGCGTACCCTTCTGTCCCCACGGAAAGGCAAACATGACGAACGCTTCGGGGTCATCCTTGACCTTGGGCGCCCACAGCTTTGCCATGAGCAGCTGTTCGTCTTCGGGATTATAGATCGGCAGTTGCATTGGTTTCCCGAGGGATCGTAAGGGTCAGACGCTCACCGGAAATGGCAGTCCCCGAGGAGGGGTTTGGCGAGGCTAATGCAGTCGGTTCAGCATCATATACACGGCCAGTGAGGACGCGAGACTCCGCTTCCTGCAAAGCCGCGACGATACTGATCTGCGACTTAACGTCGACCTGCACCTGCGTCTTGGCAACCCATCCGTGAAGGTGCTTAAGCAACTCGAGGGCGGACTTGGCATCCCCATCGAGCGCAGCATTACGCAGGACCGACGCCGCCTCCACCTCAGCGTCAGCACGACCCTTGGCCTCGGCAATCGAAGCAGCATTGTCTAGCTGGCATAACTGGCGAAACTCCACAGGCTGCAAGCCCGCAGCATACGCCAACGCATCACCCTTCAGCCCTAACCGTGACGCTTCGTAAATCTTCTCTAGGAGTTCCGGCGATGCCTTGATCTCTCTAGGCTCAAACGTAATCGACTTGAAGGAACTCATGCGAAAGAAACCCGCCCTGGTGCGCTTCCACGGATAGGCGTGGCGGGTGTTGTTACAACAAACATTGTGGCGAAGTGTAGTGAACACACAACGGTAATTGCAATAAGTTTTCTAGTGGGTGTGAAAAAAATTAAAAAGTTTTTGTGAGGGCATCGTAACT